AATAAAATGGAGTGATTAAAATGCCCGAAAGAGTAACAAGAGAAGAAAGAAGAATTAGCATGGCTATTCAAAAAGCGAGAGATGCAAAGGAAGTCCTTTATCATTCGTTAATGGATAATAATAGAAGTCCTATGGATGATGAATCCGAGCATGTTAAATTAAAAAGGCCAAAAGCCGAAAATTATACTTACAAGGGGGAATCAAACGATGGCCCTACTACACTTCATGCTTATGCAGGAGAAATAACAAAAGCAATTATTGTTCTTAAACAAATCAAAGAGTCGGATTATGACACTAATCCTTTTTTAGATGAAGAAGATAGAGAGGCAATTCTAGAAGGAATTAGCGAATTAGATTCAACTATAACTCAATTAAGTAAAGACTACAAAAGTGCGAATAAACCAGAAGATATGAAAGCAATTTCTAATTTGATGGGTAGGCTTGTTAAAAAGGTTAATCATTTAGAAAAAGTATTTAGAAGATTACCTGAACCTGAGTCGAATGAAGAGTCAAATGAAGCATTAGACCCCGATTATGGTAAGTTCATGCGAAGATAAAGAGCGTGGCTTAAATGAAACTAGGCTCAATTGAGAAGGATAAACAGCCTTCTTTAGAAATACTTCGCTTGTTTGAAAAAACAAGAGTAGCATTTCTTTCTGCTAGAAATGACCCTGATGAGTATTCTGGTCGTTGGCGTAAAGCAGTTGATATGATTAAAGAATCATATAATGAATTAGATGCCGCAGGAAAGGAATTGAAAAATTACATTGACGAAGACGATTTAGAGGAACAAGAAATTAGTAATCCTTCATCAAGACAAGCACTAGAATTATTTGAAAAAATTAAATTGCTCCGTTATTCTTCTCCTATTGTAGCAGACCCTTTCGCTAATATGTTCAAAGGTAATGTTCTTGAAGAATTGTTGAATAATCCTGAGTCTATGCTCAAGTTCGTTCATTATGCTCTTAGGAATGACAATAAAGCCCTATCTGAAGAGGTTTTAGCGATTAAAGACATGGAAGTGGACTCGATAACCGAGGGTCTTATGGGTCTTGACATAGAATCGGAGGACATAGCCCTCTATATTATTGAGCATTACGGGGATGGAAAAGACTCAAAGAAGGTCGAATCCAAAGTAAAGGCTGCTATGGACATATTAGAGTTAATGTTCTTTTCTCAACATGAAGAAAAAGAATTAGAAGACTTAAAGAATGTGGAAGGAGTAATCAAATCAAAAGGTGGAATAGAAGAAAAGTCTGTTTCTCATTTTATTGTTCCTAATAAACCCATGTATAGAATTTTTGATATTGAGGACATTAATGAATTAAAAGGCTTTAGTGGTAATTGGTATGTCCAAGAAAAATTTGATGGTATGCGAATCCAATTACATAAATTAGATGGTAAAGTAAATATTTATTCTTATAATCAAAAAGACATTACTGATAAGTGTAAAGCCCAAGTAGAAGAACTAAAGAAAAAAGAATATGGAGATTGTATTTTTGATGCAGAATTAGTTCTTTTTGATGGAGATGAGCCTTTACATAGAGCAGATACTATCGCCCATGTATTTAAAGGAAAATATAAGGATGCTAAATTAAGATGCCATGTATTTGATATTATTAGACACGAAGCACAGACCTTAACTGATGAGGAATTAGAAGACAGAATGACTACTTTATTCAACAATTACTCGGCTAAAACAGGCGAAGCAATTGCTTACCCTTCAAAGAAAGATACTCGCCAAGCAGATAACTTAAAGGATATTGAGAAGTATGCTAAAGAAATGATGGATAACCCTTCTTCCGAAGGCGTAGTGATAAAGGATTCCACCTCTACTTACTATATAGGAACAAAGAAAAATCCTAAATGGATTAAATGGAAAAAGTTTGTTGATTTAGATGTTATTGTTTTAGCAAAGAAAAAGACCAAGAGTAGTCTTTATTCTTATACTGTTGGTGTTGGGCCTATTACAGAAGAAATGGATGGATTGACTGAGATAAACAAGACTAAATACTTAGGTGTAGGCAAGGCACTAAACACCAAAATATCAGTTGATGTTGGAGATATTATTAGAGTAAAAGTTGATGAAGTTAAAAAGAAAGGGGAAGGATATAGTTTATTCTCCGCTAAAGTGATTGAGATTCCTGAAGTAGAACACCCAGATAAATTAGTCACTCTAGAATTATTATCTAAAGATACAAAGAAGTCTTTGAATTATAGTGTTGAATCGGCATTAACTAAAGGAATAAAACTTACAGACCATATTCACGGAGAAACCAATATTATAGTTAAATCTGATTTAGACGGATTTACTATCTATGGTTTTGAAGAAAATAATTTAATGTCTAAAAATGCTGTTATGGATATTGATATGTGGAAAGCACAAGTAGAAGAAATAATGAAATCAAAACAAAGCGATTTAACTGTTGCTGTATTTCAGTATTTAAAAATGAACGGGGATAAAACACCCAAGCAGATTCATAACTATTTAGTAGAGAAACAACCCTCTTTGTATGAAGATGTTCTTGAATCAAAAGAAAAAGATGTTAAAGAATGGTTTTCTTTAAGAGACGGTATTTCTTTAATGGACAATAAATTATCTGCTGATGATGATAAAATTATGCAGGAAGATGATATAAAAAAATCAAAGAATAAGGCAATTAATCGTATAATGGATATATTACAAGCAGGTAAAGATTATAAACCTGATAATCCAGTTGATTTAAATGAAACTTATGAAATTGCTACTGTTGAAATAGATGAAGACGATACTTGCTGTAATCAATTAAAAGAAGATTTTAAGAAACTTCTTTTAGAAGATGCAAAGGGCGCAAATATGGGAAAAAGGTATATTGACTTTATTCATAACTATATGTCCGAGACTAACTGTGAAGAAATACTAGACCTTCTATCCCGTCCTGAAGTATTTGTTTACGGTCAAGAAAAAGCCAAAAGTATGCTAGATAAACATAAAAAATGTTCCGAAGGTTTTAATGCCGTTTTTACAGATAAATATGCTATGCTTAAAGCATACAAAACTCCAGACAATTACAGAAAAGGACAGTTTAAATTATACTCAAGAGAGGATGATAATATCACCTTTGCTATTAAAGTAGATGATGAATCTATGTTTTGGACTATTGATTTAGAAAATGATGAAGAGATGTTTGATTTATTCGGGGCGGCTGGTAAATATCCAGCAGAAGTTTCAAAGAATATTGAACGAGGAAAGGTCATTGATTCTGGAGATATAGAATTAGGTGTTCAAAAAGACGGCTACCATGAATATTTCTTAAAAGGTAATAAGTTTGAGACTAAATTACATATTAGAGTTATTAAGGTAGATGGAAAAGAAATGTGGCTAGCATGGACTGGATATAAACAAACCCCTGCCGACAAAGACGGGGATGAAGGAAAGTGGAATATCTATCAAGACAGGTATAATAAATTGCCCATTCCTACTAGTGAGTAATGTTCTTTATATACTGGAATGAACTAAGGAGAGTTGAGGAAGAATGAGTTCGGCGGTATTGTCAAACAGAACCAACGAGTTCAGGATTCTAAAAAGCGACGACTTAATGATTGGTGGATATGCAAGCATTGAGATAGTTGATAAGCAAAACGATTTAATCACACTTAAAGCACTTAACGAGGCTGTTAATAAATATATGGAGAACCCAAAGTTTAGAAATGTAATGACTAATCATTCTAATGTTCAAGTTGGGGAAGTAGTAAAATCATATAGAGACAAAAGCGGAAGACTATGGAAAACCGAAGTAGATGATGTAGGATTCTTTGTAGTTATTAAGTTAAGAGACGATATAGAAAAAGCCAAAGAAATTAATAGAGGCATTAGAAAAGGTTCGTTAAGGTCATTTAGTATAGGTGGACAAGCATTAGAAAAAGTAAAGAAAAACCATCAAGAATTAGGCGACTATAACGAAATAAGTAAATTAGAACTACATGAAGTAACAATTTGTGAAAAAGGAATAAACCCAGAAGCACGATTTGATATATTAAAACAAGACAAAACAAACAAAAAAGGAATGAGAAGCATGACAAAAATTGAAAAAGCACTAGCGGAACTGGATGCACTTATGGAAGAAGTGAATACACTCCGAAAGGAAGACGAAGAACAAATGGATATGACCGACGAAGAGAAGGGAATGGCTATGATGGATGAAAAGACGATGGATGAAAAGATGGAAGATGAAGAAAGCATGGAATACATGGATGATGAAGCAAAGGCTCTATTATCCACGCTTGACGGTGCTGGCGTTGAAATCGGTGAACCTGCGGATAGAGTTGTTATTGACAACGGAAAGCCAAGAGCATCTGATTTGCCTGTTGTTAAGGCATTCGGCAACAATGAACTAGAAACCCTAGATTTGTCTGTTGCAAACATTGAGAAGGCTTATGAGGCTTTCCGCCAAGAACAACTTGAAGCACTTGCATACGACAACCTTCAAAAGAAATTTGAAGGCCGATTTAAGGCTGAAACCTCTTCAAGAGAACACCTCATTGAAAAAGCAAACTATGACGCTCAAGCGGAAATTGCTGCTATGAAGAACGAGTTCTCTCAACTACGAAAGTCTTTGACGGCTGAAAAGGAAACAATCCTAAAGGCTCAAGTAGAGGCTACTGTTAAACTCCCAACAATGGATGAATTGGCTGAAATGGATTGGTCTGACATTCACAAGATGGTAGGAGGCGTTTAAAATGAGTTACATTAATACAATTGCAGATTTAGAAGCACAGACATACGGAACAGGCGCAACAGGTAGCATTAGCAATCAATTGCTAAAGGCTCAAGGCACTATTAGCGGTATTCATACCGCTCACGATGGAGCATTAGGCGCACCAAGCGGCATTAACGCTAATCTTTACAACAAGATTTACGGCCAAAAGGTTTGGTCTATGCTAAACCGAGAATGCAACGCATTGTCTGTTATCTCAAAGCGACCTTATTCTTCAAGTGGTTGGAGAATCCTCAAGAAGCGACCTGCTGGTGGAGCAGGAAACTTTTTGGACATTTCTGCCGCTTCAAACACTACTCTCAATACTGCACTTTATGGTGCTGATTCTTTGAGAGCAGACCGAACTGGTGGAGTTCCTGAAAATGCTTCATTGGATTCCGACTCGGACGGTCTTCAATCAATTGCACCTGAATACGATACATTGTTCACCAGTCCAAAGATTGTTGCACATCAATTCGCTTTCAGTGAACTTTCAATGGAAATGGCTCAAATTGACGATGGTATTGGCGATATTAGAGCGCAACTAAGAGAAGACATGGGTAAGCATCACGCTGAAGTCCAGAACTCTATGCTTGTTACTCCTTTAGAGGCTTATGCACCAACAACTGATTATAACTCGGCAAATGGTATTGACCGAAACTATACTTCTCTATTGAAGATTGTTTCTAATTCTGCTGAAATCGCTGAACTTGCTGACAATTCTGGTGGTAATCTTGTTAAGGCTGCTGACGACCAAGCAATTGATACACTTTACGGAAAACTACGAAGTGCTTCAGGCAACGAGTATTTGGATTCGGAAGTTTCTTTTGGTGCAGGTTATACATCGGCAGAAGCACGACAATTGACATTAACTGTTCTTAATGACATGATTCGCAGACTCCGTGTTGCAGGTGGCTCTCCAAAGGTTATTCTTACTGGATATGACACTCTTCAAACGATTTCTGACTTATTACAGGCTCAAGAGCGTTTCATGGATAGAAAGGAAATCGTTCCAACAGTGAACGGTGTTCGTGGTGTTAAGGGTGCAGAAGTCGGATTCCGAGTTTCAACCTATTACGACATTCCTATGATTCCAGTTGCGGCTATGACTTCAACAGGAACAAACAGTTCTTTGATTAGTGATATGCTTTTCCTTGATACAGACCATTTGTGGCTATCGGTTATGAAGCCAACCCAATACTTTGAAGATGGTATTAGCAACGGAAACCCATTCGGTGTCGGTTCTCTTGGAAACAAGGCTCTTTACCGAACAATGGGCGAAATGGGCTGTTCTTACTTTAAGGGTCAAGGTAAAATTACAAACCTCCTGTGAGTTGATTTAAATGGCGGTATCAGTAACATTATTAGCAGACCATAAAGGTTTTACTAAGCCTAGAGCAAACGGCGATGAATATATGGTTGATGCTCTAATTGACATGGGAACATACGCTGCTGGTGGATTAGTTGTTTCAGCGACTAGTTTAGGACTTTCTCAAATTACTCAAGTAATGGTGACTGGACAAGATTCAGTTATTGCTCAAGTAGTTCCTGAAGTTTCAGCCACAGGTGCATATGAATCTGTTTCTTCTTTTAAATTGAATGTAATTATCGGAACAAGCGGTGCTTCGGAAGAAGGCGGTTCAGCCGATTTTGGTTCAGTAAGAGTTAGAGTTCATGGCTTGCTTTGAGGTGGTTTAATTGGCAACAATTAAACTAAAACACAGCGCAAGGGCTAGACGAATGGTTATTCGTGGGCGTTTGTTGGACAAAAGGAACGAAATTACTGATTTATCAGTAAACGAATGCTTAGTGTATTTGGGCGATTCCTGTCTTGATGTTTCTTTTGAAGAAGCAGATAGAAAGGAATTGTCTCAAGTTCCGGTTGAAAGACTTTCTCGCTTACAAAGAACATTGGGTAAAGAACTCACAACTCACGATGAATTGTGTGCATTATTACTCCCTGCTAAGACAAAGGCAAAGAAAACCTTGTCTAAGAGCAAGAAGTCAGCATTGACCGAATAAGCAAACCAACACACTTAAGAGGGGCAACCCTCCTAGTGCAATTGAACGGAAGTGATTATGAATGCCCAGTTGTCGAAGTAGTGGTGTATTAACTACTAGTAGTGTGATTTCAAGCGAGAGATGTAAATTAATCAGTATTCATGCTATGAATACGGGTGCTGGCGCAGAAACCACTATTAAACTATTTGATAATACTGCGGCTAGTGGTAAAGAATTAGTGAGAATAATTGTTGCTCCACAAAACACTGCTGTTGAATTTGACATGCATGGAGTTATTGCTAGTATTGGATTATATTTAGAAATATCTACTGGTGGCGGAACAGGTGCGGCGGTTTCCGTTGAGTTTAATTGAGGTTATTTAAATGCCAGCATTAAGTCAAGACACTAGATTAGTTATGACAATTTTATTTGTCGGAGCATTAAGCGGAACAAATGTTTGGGCGTATGCTCAATTTGGAACGGGTTTTCCTTATGGGCCTTTAGCGCATTCTGTTCTATTTGGACTAGGAACGATTGGTTCAATCATGGTTATGAAAGCCTTATTTGATTTAGCATTAAACGATAGAATTGAAATGTGGTTATTAGATAGGAAAATCGCAGCATTCTGGGAAAGAAAGGCTAGAGATGAACAACAACGACAAAAGATGAGAGAAAGCGCAAAGCAATACGGCACTACCTTTTATCAAAATCAAATCCAAGAAGATGATAATTCTGTTGGAAACGAATTCTTAGCCGCCCTTCAATGAGGTGGTTAGTTGGTTGTTGCTGATTTATTGGGCTTTTCCGATTCGGATTACGCCTATAATCAATCAAGAGCGCATTCAGCAGATATGTTCTTTCAAAGAATGAGAATGTTGTTTTGGGGCAGTTGTGCTACATTATCAGCATTACTTATTGGTAACATTATGGGTGTTTTTGATATAAACATCATGGGTTGGATAATAAGTTTATTTACTGGAATGTGGGGGCATTAAATGTCGCTAATGACAGGCTTTGCTATTTTAGTGGGGGAAGCAGTAATAGGCTTTTATAAGAAAGTTCATGCTATTAATTTTGGTGTATATGGTTCAACAATGGTAGGTAAAACAACATTAAGTCACCAATTAAGAACGAGGGGAGAAGTTCCGACAATACAAGACAGAACAGTTGGAAGTCATAGAGCCTCAAGAAAGAATGTCAAAATAGACGGAGATTCACATACAATAAAAAGTGCTGATATTGGAGGAGAAGCGATTTACTGGAAAGAATGGGTTAAGGATATGCAAAAGCGTAGAGTTAAATACATTATTTTTATGATAGACCATAGGCATTTAGATAATAATTCTAATCTAGACCACCAATTAGCATGGAAATTTTTAGTAGATACAATTGTTTCAGAAATTTGGCCCACAGGAAGAAAGAAAAAAGAATCGGATTTTCCAATGGCCGTAGGAATATGGGCTAATAAATATGATATATGGGGAGAAAAACACCCACTAAAAGAAGGCCAAAGTATAGACAAACACGATATATTTGAACCCTTTAAATACGGAATGAGATTATTAAATGATAAAGGAATACCTTGTTTTAAATATATAGTATCTGCAAAATCCGACCCCGAAATGGTATATAGAGGCGTAATGACAATGATAAAGGATTACTGATTATTATGTGGTTTAATATACTCAAGGTTAATATTGACTTTAAACCCCTACCTAAAGGTTGGGAAGGTTCATATAACCCTAATACAGATGAAATAGTAATAGACGAAAAAAATGTCTATGAATATCTTAAATCACAAGGAAAAACCACAGATGAAGAAATAATTGATTACTTAGTTAGAGTTGTAAATCATGAATTAGCCCATGCAGCACATAATAAAGCAGATGATAAATTCCATTCAAGATTTACAAGCCAAGTAGAATATATTGCTTATGCCTTAGAAAATATAGCAGACCCTATGCACTTAAGATTAGTTAATTTTGTAAATCACTCCGCTGTTTTCAATACTGCAAGAGGAAGAAAAATTAAAGAAATACTGCAAGAAGCAGCAGACCAAGACACAATGCCCCCCGAAGAATATGTTAAAGCAAGATTAAAGATAAAAGGAATGAGTAGAAATGTATAATAACCAATTAATAGGACAAACAGCACCGCAACAATTTAACCCTGCACTAAGCCCGCTAAAACAAGCGAGGGCTAGTGGAGTAGTTCAAGAATATAAGTTTATTACTTTTAAACCTAAGAAACAACTAAAGGAATTAACTGCTGTTTTAAGAGCAGAACCTAAAAAGTTCTTAGGAATTAAATACGGTAAAAAATTTAATTTAAAGGACAGATGTGTTGTTTGTGGATTCCACCATGTTTGGGAAGCAGGTGATTATATGCGACCACCTATTCCTTTAGATAATGTCACCAAAGGAAGGCCATTAAGAGGAACTTATTGTCCTAAACACGCTTCAACTTATATGCAAATGGAAATGCTACAACAACAGATACTTGCAGACCAACACGGATTAGAATTTAAAGCATTTGTTCCTAAAATGCCTAAAATGCTTAAGAGTGGCCCTATTACTAATTTAACTAAGAATGATGTTATGTCGCTCACCGCTACCGGATGGCTTATTAGGCCACCCGCTTTAGGTGATAATAGGACAGCCACCGAA